TCCGGCCCCCGCTCCCCATCGTGCGCACCGCGTTGGCCTGTTTCTCCCAGTTGACGGCTGACGGCTCCCAGATCAGGTCGCCGACGACGCGTCCCTGCAACGCGAACAGGACCGGAGCGATGTCAATGGCGACGCCGAGGAGCTTTAGTTCGGTAATGCGGTTCAGCGTGCGGATGTCCGGGAGGGCGAGATGCCCCTGTCCCGTCCCCCAGAGTTCATTGGTGGCTTTCCGCCACCGCGTGCAGATGATGGGGTTGTGCCGGAAGCCGCCCTCGTGGATGAGATGGGCCTTCTCCTCCCACATCCAGAGGTTGGCCCAGGGCATGTTTCTCCGATCCGCCTTCGTCGGATTCCGGTCCTGCCGGGGCATGATCCATTGGGTGAACGTTTCCAGGTTATCGGGCCGCTTGAGGAATTCCTTCACCAGGTCCGGGCCAATGGCTTCGCCCCAGTTCTGGTACGCCGCCCGGAGCGACAGTTTCACCTTGCGGACCAGTGTATCCACGCGGCCCTCGGCGTCCTCCTGGATGCAATACGTGCCGATAGGGACGCCTTCCCACAGCAGCTTCCCCCGTTCGCCCGGACGCTCAGGACGTTTCTTGAAGCGGAGCATGCAGCCCGTCCCGAACGTCGGCAACTCTTGGAGCACCTCGCCCGCCACGTTGGCGAAGTTGCTGGAGCTGATCGCCCAGTCCACGGCCTTGCTGACGTATTCGCACCAGTTCTGGACCGCGTTGCTTTCGTTCAACTCCGGGGGCCACGCCTTGAGGCTCTGCCACTTCTGGGACGGGTTCACCAGGTTCCCCTGGAGATTGGCGGACAGCTTCGTGGGAGCCGTCATCCCCTCCGAGTCGTAGATGAACGTGGTCTTGCGCGACCCGGGCTCATCCTCAATCAACAACGGCGGCAGTTTCGTCGGCTGGAGATATTCCGCCAGCAGTCGCCAGTCCCGCTCGTAGTTGAGACGGTCGCTCAACATCCGCTGGTGGCGGTCAATCAAGGACTTGACATCCACCTCAGGCACGGCGCTTCCGCCTTTTCCCGGTCAGGGTCGTCTTCCCGGTCTTCATGTCCTTCACTTCGACTACGCGATCGCCTTTGAACGCCAACCGCTGCATCCGGCCGCCGGGCAACCGCCGCATCCGGTAGCGCACGCCCTTGCCGAGAGGCATCAGACGCTCCCCCGAACCATCCGCTGCGAGCGAAACGACGCCAGCGGATCAGTCTGTGCCCGGGCATACCGTTGCAGCGGTGCCCCAGCGTCCTCGTCCAGCATCCCCGCCCGGTACGCCACCGCCAGCGTGCGAAGGGCCGAGGATCCATGGCTCGCCCAGTCGTGGACCGGCTCCCGCGAAAATGACTGCCGTTTCTCGTCCCAGGCGTACTTGTAGGACCGCAGGGCATCCAGTCCGCGGGCGCACTTCGTGGCATCGAACCGCAACCGCCGGAACATGACCCGCGTCGCGTCAATCGCATCGTCGTGACTCACCTTCGGCGCCACCTCGGCCGGCGTGAGCCCCAGCGTCTCGGCCCGCGCCAACCGGCTCTCCGTCGCCGTCCACTCCGTTACAGCCATATCGTGCGGGAACAGATGCAGCCCGAACCGATACAGCGTCCGCTCCTTCAAGAAGTGCGACCAGTAGTCCAACCCCTGTCCCGCCTCCTCGAAGTAGTCAATGAAGTGTAATGCCTGCCCGACCTCCTGGAAGCACCAGATGGCCGTCGTGTCGCGCCCGATGTCCCAGGCCGTCCCCACCGGCGACTCCGGCCGGTACGGCACGAACTCCACCCGCTTCTCCTGTTCCGCCCGCGCCACCAGGTCGCCGAAGATCGCCCCCCGAATGCTGCCCTCGAACGAACAGTAGTACTGACTCTGAATCTCTTCCTCGGGCGTCCCGCTCCTCCGCATCTGGTCAATGGAGTCCCGCATCGGAAACGCCGGATCGTCCTGTTCCAGGATCACCGGCGAGCCGAACCACTTCTCCCCCGGCGCATCCCGCCGCGCCTCTGCCACCGTGAGTCGCTGCGCGAACCATTTCGGGTCCCGTTCCGCCATGCGAAAGAGCTCGTAGGCGTGGTTCTTGCCTTCGGGCGTGAAATCGAAGATCGCCCATCCCCCGTTCTCCGCTAGGATCGGCTCCACGATCTTCGTCCAGCATTTCGGATCGTGCAACTGGTACTCCGAGAACACCACCCCGACGGGATTCGGCCCCGCGAGATTATCCGGGTTGTCCCCGCCCATGATCTGCCACGAGGAGCCCGCAGGCTGCCCCGGGAACGGCTTGAAGTCAATCCGCATCTCCGTGTCGTTGATCGCCTTCCCGCCCGGTCCGTTCGGACTGTCCGCAATCAGCGCCGACGGCCACCGATTCCGGAACGGCACATTGTCGAAGTCGCTCCCATCCCACAACGCCTCCCGGCCTCGCACCTTCGTCGGATAGATGTGCCAGTAGAGGCCTGGCCGCCGCAGCATGGACTTCTGCGTGATCGCGAGGGACACCAAGTCCTTCCCATGCCGGCGGGGCCACACGATAACGAGACGCCGGATGCCTGACTCCCAGGCTTGAATCACCGGGAGTTGGTAGGAGCGAGGGAGAAACTTAGACCCGGGAGTAGGACCCTGCGGCAAGTAGAGCACCGAGGGGCCTGGAGGCTCAGCGGCGCGGCGGGTGTTACGGGCCATCAGACCTCCGATTGGCAAAGAAAGGGGAAACTCTCCCTAGGGCCTTGGCTGCCTCTCCTTTAGCCCGAATGGAGCCGCATGGGCATTCAGTCTGTACCCAGCCTCACGCATGGGAGCGACCCATGACGCTGGCTTCTCGGGAGAGAGTCGAAATACTCTCAAGGGGTGTACCCAACGGGAGTAGGTTGTAACGCAGCGTTGGGCAGGCGGGGGGTGGGGAGGGTATCGGCCGCGTCTGAGATTTTTCGGCCCGCGCCCGCTCGGCCCCGCTCGACTGCATTACCAATGGTGTCTGATGCCTCATCACGCTCAATGAATCCGCACAGTTACGATTGATGGTAGTTAACCTCAACCACTGTCAGCGACACATTGCCCGCACCAGACTGTGCCTGCGCCGGGATCGTGCCGGCGCGCTCGTGGAGTCGCAGACCGATCTCGACCGCTCGGAGTTGGGCGTCGTTGTCATCGGCCTCTATCACAACTCCTCCGACCTGCTGATGACGCTTACTATCCATCTTAGCCTCGACCTTGCTCACCACGCGGTCAAGCGTCAAACCGCGTTGCTCGAGTAAGACCCGCAGAGCCTCGGCGAGATCGCCCTGAGGTGCCAATCTCGCTAGCATTGTGCCATTGTACGGCGACATCCCGGCATCCTTGAGTGCTTGTCGTGCGGTCTTACCCTCGGCGATCCCCTCAACCACACGCATCTCTCGGGGGCGCAGGGCGATCCGCTCCAGCTTGCGTCGGAGGTAATGTTGTCGGTTGTACTCGGTCTTGGCGTCACCTGTGAGTGGCATGGCTCATTGCCCCGATGTGGATGCTGAGTAGTGCCGTCGGAGCTTGGGTCGCTACGCTCCGTGGATGCATACCGTGGGAATTTCTCCTTGTCAAGCACAAAATTCGGATTGTGAAGCTGTGCGGGTTTCCGATTTCACAAGCTCAACATTGTTGCTTACAAGCTCACGCTTGTGAAATTCACAAGGGCTCTTATGTGATATGAGTCCGATCCGGGCTGAGGCACCGTGTGTCTCTACCTCAGCCCACACTGTCGCTCGCTGGCGTAAATGTAAATCCATCCCTTGTGGCCTGTCAAGCACTTTTTTGGGCTAATCTGCCGCAGCGCCGATCATCCCCATCATACGTGTCCCAATGGGCGTAAGTACTTGATTTACAAGTGTTAGTTGGATGTTTGGCACGTTTCTAGCGGGACATCCCGTCCCATGACCGATAGTGCTACAAACACAGTTTTGCCAGTAAAATCGCACACTTAGCCAAACCACGACACTTGGCATCGTGCGTGCAGATATGACAGGCATCAATCACGCGACGGGAGGAGCAACATGAAAACAGAGCTGATCGTCTGTGGAGAAGGGGGTTGGTACTACCTAGTTCCCCTTGCCAGTGGGGGATACCAACTGGCGAGCGACCCATACGGGCGTCGCATACTGGCCAATGGCTATGTCTACGCCACGAGGGCAGACGCAGAGAGGGCAGCATACAGCTTTGCCACTCCGTAACTCGGTCGCCGCATGGTGCGGCGCGGGATCGGTGGCGAGGCCAAGCAGAAAGGGGGAAGTCATGAAAATCCTCAAACGGACCGAAAGAGTCCCAGAGAAGCGCTGGTGGAAACGGTGGGAGATGTCCTATCGTAGCAATAACGGGTTTGCCGGAGCCGCTACGATGCAGAGCCAGCGCATCAACGCCCTACGATACTTCCGCGCAGGGGGGACAGCCGAAGCGGCGGGGTATATGTGTGCAGAGCAATATCATCTGTACAGCAGCCGAGAGACCGACCGAGAGTGGGCAGAAGGGATGGCGGAAGACATCCAAGAGTGTCTCAGAACCAACGGGGGCAACCTAGACTATCTGCGCCGAGTCTACGGGCGACTCACCCAATACTAGGCGAGCCACGGCCCGGAAGGGGCCGGGCAGAAAGGAGACACCATGACGCACAAGATGACCCCACAAGAGCAATACGAAAAACTGTGGGCAGGAATGGACTGGTCAGGGATCATTGCGCTGGCCGAAAAGTGCACCAATTGGTCTCCCGATGGCTATCCAAACCCCGGTGAACAACTAGACGCGGCGGTTTGCGCCTTGCGGCAAGTGGGAATTGCTGCCTAATCTCAACTGCCAAGGCCGAGTAGATACGGGGAACAGTGGCTGGGTCGCGCATAGAGACGCGAACCAACAGCCCACACGGGCAGGAGGAGATGCCATGAAAACACAACTGACACCACGCGAGATCGAGGCGGTGCTCAACTTCGGACTGACGCCTGAAGACCTACTGACCGCTGACGGGCGGTATGGCGCATTGGTTACGCTGTGGCAGGCAGAGGCGGTCTCTGCTGATACCCAAAGTGTGGCGGCCCTGCGGCGGGCGATTGGCAAGTCGCGGCGACTGGCCGTTGCACAGAAACGGGCGACGACGACCGGGAAGGGGAACACACCATGAGCTACCTGATTCGGCTTCTGGGGGTCCTCCAGCGCCTCCAGGACTATACCTCCCCCGGTGACATCTGCCAGGTGGAGGGTCTCAACCGGAGGGCCGTCGAGCGCATCTTGGCGGCTCTCCGAGCACAGGGCCGATTGGAGTCCCGGCGGGAAGGCCGGCGGGTGCTCCACCGGCTGCGCTGACCGCCCCTCAGCGCCCCGGCCTCACGGACCGGGGCGTTTATATTTTTGGCCCCTGCGCGCGCGGAAACGGCCCAAATTTCGACGATCATGCCGTGGGTGGGCTCAGATGTCCAATCCCGCATCCCGGAGGCGCTGAGCCAAATTGCCCCGGCTCCAGGCGAGGAACCCGGCCACTTCGTCCGCAAAGGCGCTTGCAAGCCGGCCGAGGTTCTTGTCGTCCGCTTTCGCAATGGCCTCCATCAGGGTGCGCGTGAAACCCGCGAGCATTCCGCATTGCCATTCAACGATCAGCTTTTCCCCGGGACTCGATGCGTCGCTGGCCAGAATCTCTTCCGCACGCTGGTAATTGCGCTGACTTAGCACTGGCATAGTCTATCTCCTCGCAGTCCTCGCACTGTCCTGGTGGCTTCCAAAGACCACAAACACGGCACTCGTCCCAGAACTCAAACGGTGGACCGAAGAAACAGTCAACGCACCGGGTAGGCGAGCAATCCACGTTCAATGTTCCGAGTTTCCTGACTCGGTTACACCCATGGCAGAGGCCGACCCGGGAGAATTGCCATCTTAATTCGCTTACGTTTGCCACCTGTTAGCTCACTTTCTCAAAACGGCACCTCATCTGCCGCCAATCTCGCCAGCGCAGCTTTCTGCCTTTCGATTTCCTCCCGGCTGATCTGGGTGCTGGATGGCTCCTGCGTTATTTCAGCGGCTTCCTCCGCCTTTGCCAGTGCCCATTTCGGCCCGAACTGCTTGCTAATCCACACACCTCTCACTTTGACGCAGTTAGCCTTTGTCCACGAGTCGGGAGGCGGCGCGTCCCGCACATGAAAGCTCTTGCTGATGGGCGTCAGTCCGCCGCCTTCCGGCATCCGCACTATCAGGCTCCTGAGTTTCCGCTGATTCTCCTCGCGGCTCAGCAACCTGGACACCACGCCCGTATCCCGCCACTCTCCGTTGCTAGCTTCCAGGCGAGTCAGCACATATGTCTGACATTGACCACAAAAGCCGTCGTGGTCCACCGGATGCGCTTGTGGGCACCATCGCCGTGGCGTGATGTTGATGGGCCATCGCTGACAATTATCGCACCACCCAGATTTCAGGACATGCTCTCCGCACAGGCAGCATTTGACGCTGGAGTCTGCTTCTTGGATTCCCACTCAATCACCCTCCATTTGGGCGGGACACGTCCAGCCCTCATCGCCTCAAGGTACTCAGCTTGGCTTTTCCAGTAGGATTTCGGGTCTATTGGCCCCGCCTTGCTTGCTTCCGCTGGCGGCTCGTCTGTCCACCGCTCTTGATTCAACCAAGTTGCGGGATAGGGGATAAACTTTCCGCCGTCCTTCGTCCACTGCTCGCTTGTGCGCTGCCAAGCGAGCGTTGACAGCATCCGCTCAACAAGCTCGGCCACTGGGTTGATCTTTCCCCACGCTTTGCGGGCGGCTCCCTTTCCGACCTTGCGGGGATAGGCAGACCAGAACCGATCAAAGTCGATTGATGCTGTGCTTGATGCCACATCACTACGGTGATGCGACGTTTGATCAAGATCTTTAGGATCTGGTAACGGGAGCAGAGAGCCGGAAGCCGGATCGGTCCCATTACCATACCCATCCATAAAGGGTTTACCATACCCTTTGTATCGCTCGCAAAGCCTGAATTTTATTGAGCTATTAGGAGCATCATCTAATATCCGACGAATTCCCTCTTGTTGTCTGGCTGAAATCTCGCCTTTTGGGAACTCGTAATAGACCCTTTTGCATACCCATACATAATGGGTATCCCTATCCCATTGCAGAAATTCCACGGATTCTGCCTCGCGCATGGCGGACTCAATTTGCTTCCTCGTCAGTCCAGTTTCGTCCATGCAGTCGTCCATGGAAAACCGGAAGAATCCGATGAAGGTAGATCGCGGGCAGGTCAGGCAGTAGAGCATGAGCAATTTTGTGCCGGCGGAGACATTGCGCAGGGTGGGACTCGTCCAGAATCGCGTTGCCACGGATCGTTGGGTGGGCATCGCTGCCTCAATAAACAGAACCGCCCGGAGACTGTAGTTTGGCACCCACAGGCTCTCCGGACGGTCCGTTTACCTCAAACCGCCTTACGGCGGTGCATGAGGCCAAGTCGGAACTTGCGGCAATGGCTTCCAAGGGGGCGCACTCGTACACCCACGCCGTCGCTGCTGCGATTTTGTCGGTCATGGGGTCACCTCCGAAATATATTTTCGGAGCCGGAAAAGGTCGCATGGATTACGCCGTTGCCACTGCCTCATTTTGATACGACCCTGATCCCTGTCGAGACCGCAACCTACTGTGGGCATCCAGTTCCGGGCGTTCTCGCATTTCATTTCAACGATCCATACGTGTTTTGATTTCATCGCGTCAGCGTGTCCCTCCTTTTATCTTGGGGGTGGAAAAGCGGCTGGCCGTGGCCCGGCACGCTAACCCGCGTGAAGGTTATTCTTTACCACGAGCCCGTGCCAGCCGCCTCCGTGCGTGTGGCGTCTCCTGCCTGAATGTGACCACAACACCACACGCCCGCGCGTGGTGTCTCCTCCCTGAGTGTGATCAGGGCACCACGCGCCCGCTTGAGTT